CTAAAAGGTTTAGCATTAAATCCACCACTAGCATAAGTGATTGCAACTATATCGCCTATTTCTAATTCTAAAAATTCTGATGTTAAAGTTAATTGTATTTGTAATTGGTTTCTTGATCTTCTTAAAATTACTTCACAAAGAGCCTCAGCATTAAAAGTATTAGTTACATTAGGAAACTCAAAATTACCCTCTAGCAAAGTATCGTTATCTGCTGAAAGCATAGTTGCGTGTTTAAATTCTGTTACAACATTACTATCATCTGCTGGTGGAAATGAAACTGTATCGTTTTGCCAATTCTTATAAGGATTTACATAAGTTCCAATAACTCTGTTGTATTTAGTATTTTTTCTTTCTCCTAATACTTTAGCACCACCTACTACATGATCTGATGTTATTGTTTTAACTGCTGTACCTGTACCCTCAATTTTAAGTTTATAAACACCATTATTATAAGTGAATAATGCTCTCATTGGATTTAAAAGTTTCTTTACATTGTCAATTACTTTTTGATTAGTATCTACAACTGCATTTGATTCAAATTTTATAATTTTTGGAATAACATCTGTAACATCTCTATTATTTGTAAAATGTGTTGATAGATTTTGATTTAATGAACCACTAGGTATTTTAAATTCTAATGTTAATGAACTTGCACTATGACCATTACCATAATAAACAACAATAGGATATACACTACCACTAGCCAAAATTTTTGTTCCATCTCTATTTTGATTTCCATGTGTACCACCATTATTAACTATTAATTTAGCATTTTTATTTGCCTGAACTTCTTTAATTAAATTATCTACTGTTTGACCAGCATCTCCTACATACCATCTTGACGAATCATCTGATGTTGTTTTAAATAAATGTTCTCCAGCTTCTGATGCAGTAAAATAACCTAAATATCTTCTTGAATGATATGTTTGAGTACTTATACCACTAACGATTGTTTCTGTAGATGTGCTTTCAATAGACCTATTAACAAAAAAATTTAGATTATCATTATAATAACCACTATAAAATTCCATAGTTAATCCAGCAGTTTGAGTTACAGATGTTGTTCTTGGCTGGATTAATGTATCAGCATCATTTGCAGAAGTTTGAAAAGAAGTAAAGTTTGTTTCAAATGCACTATCTGGTAATCCTTTTCCATATCTAGTGTTTCTTAAATAGTCTAATAATACTAATGATGAATTTGGTGTCCATTTAGTAGTTGTATCTCTAGGGTCATAAACTTTCTTTCCTTTTAATGTTACTCTAACTTGTGGAATAGAACTAAATATATCTTGATTCCATTTAAATCTAAAAGCCATATATGCAACTCCACTTAATTTATGAGATGATGTCCAATTAGTAGAATTAGTTAAAATAGATGAAGCAACTTGTGTATCTGTTCCATTAAATACTTGAACCTGTATGTGAGAACTATCTTTATAAAAATTAGCATCTGCATCTGTTACTTCTCTTACTACTCCATGATCGAAGTCGCCATCAAAAATAACTCTTTTATCATCTATAAATATTTGCTCTACTTCTTCAATTTCTCCCTCACAAAGAACCCCAGCCATATATAAATATTGATTATCACTTCCTGATGATTCTACAAAAACTCTAGTAATTCCTATTTGTCTTCTACCATATACTAAAGGAATAGGTGCATTGTTAGATTGTTTGTTAATTAATACACCTCTTTCTTCTTCTGGTGTATCAAAATCAGGAAGATCAGGTGTAGGAATAAGCCACCCAATAAAAGTTGTTACAACATTAACAATAGCATCAACTACACCACCCATTAGTGATAACTCCTTTTAAACTTTTGACCTACTCTATAAATATCACTATCTACTCTAAGCCAATTTATAGAATGATCTACTTTTAATTGTTTTCTAAAATAATTATAAACCCAACGCATCATACTAAATGTATTTTTTATAGATACAATCTCAATTAACCATAAATTATTACCTGAGTTCCATTCGTTAGATTTAATCTTACCTGTTTGTTTAAATCTTTTTTCTACTAGATCATGGATATAAGCCCAATTAACAAAACCAACTAATTCGTTATTGTAATAAAATTTTTTATATTGGTTAAGTTTAATTGATGGCTCTAAATAGTTAGAAAGTTGTTTACCTTTGTAACGATCAAAATTATTAAATAAATTTATTACATCTTGCATTATGTTCTACCCCATTTAATATCTTGAACTGTTTGAGAAGCAAATTCAAAACCTTTATCTGCTGAAAAATGTAATTGTTGTGAACCTGTGTTTGTTTTTCTACCCTCTATTTTGCTAAAGTCTGACCAATGAGAAGCAACTACAATATTAGCATTAGAATTATTAATAGTTTCATCAATACTAAAAGATTCAATTCTACCTTTAAATAAAAGAAATGGGTCTGCAATTACAGCTTCGCTACTATTTAAAAAACCTTTATAAACCTCTGCTTCTTTCTCCATATAGTTATTGCTTAAAAATAGAGATATAATTGTTTGATCTGCACCTGAGAAAGATAATGTTATATTACTAACTTCAATTTCTGATGATTCTGTAACG